AGACGCTGGAATGAATCCTAAATCCTTTGCACGAGATACTACATTCTTTCTCATTTGTGCAGAGTCTAGGAATAATTCCGAAGCTGCTATGTTTGTATTGATTGCACCAATGTGTGATGAGTATGCAAGAAGGTCAATCAAGACCGACATATTTGACCCTTCAAAATCATAATCTTTAAATTGGTTTTGACCCTTTAAATAATTTTTTAGATTTTCTGCAATTGAATCAAAGTCTAAATCTGTGACGTTTATTTGTGAACTATTTGTTGCCATCTTATCTTGCCCTCGTTACGGTGAATGTTAAATCTTGGTTTTTTACACCGTCGGTTATGTTATAAAAGATGGTTACGTCCATCTCGTTTCTCTCAACCTCGCCAAACAATACTACAACATTTTTGACTCTTGGTTCGAAAGTCTCTATTACTTTTTTCATAGTAGACTTCATTCTGTTTACCTTTCTATCTGTGTCCAATTCAAACAACATATTTCTAATAGAACCACCAAAGTTTGGCTTGAAAGGTCTTTCATATTTGTTGGTAAGAACTATATTTCTTACTGCTCTACGAATTGCATCTGTATCTGTTTTGGTTGTAATGTCACCAGTAACAGGATGTGGTTTCATTGTAATATCCATATCGGCATAGATATTTTTTGTTGCAACTGTTTTTCCGTTATTTATTAGTGTCTTTGCCATGTATCTATTTATACTCGCTTACTTATTACTAACTTGGTTTAACGGAACTATATGTTCCCGAACTAGAACCACCACTCACAGTTGTTTTATGTGTATGAGATGAAAGCTTAGGTTTATTACCTTTCTTAGTTTGTATCTCGCCATCTGCAACTATAGATTTCTTATTAGTCTGAGCTCCAGTGATATGAACCGTACCGTCAACTGTTAGATTTGTAGTCATTTTTGTAGTTGGTGAAGTGAATGTAGTGTTACCCACTACGTCTGCGTTTAGTGTTCCACCAATCTGTGCATCTACGTTACCTTCGGTCACATCTAGATTGACATTACCTTTTGATACTGTTGTAAGAACATTTCCTTCTGATACTGTTGTGGTCATATCACCCTTCAATATGTTTGTTGTTACATTACCTGTATTGACATTGATAGTTACGTTACCTTTCTCTACGGTTACATCTGCATTACCAGCTATGTAAATCTTGTCATCCTTACATACTACTTGATAGTGGTCATTAACTATTCTAGAAACTTCTGAACCATCGGGATGTATCTCATGAAACGTTCCCGACCTATGATGTAAATTAATTCTTTCTTTAGTTGGAGTGTCATCTAATTCTATTAAATGACCCGACTCTGTTTGAGTAACTTTATTGTATGGATAGACTGGTTCCTCTGCACTGTCTAGGAATCCCTCTAGATTGTCTGATAATTTATGGTCATATAAAGTTCCAGTTTTGAGTGTTCCTCTTGCAAAGGTTGACAAATCGGATTGGTCGGTGTATAATGGATAGAAGGGTAAATCACTTTCAGTAAGTTCTGTCTCTGTAATCTTAGAACCAGTTGCATCATACATGACTGTAATTTCTTTTGGTGTTTTTGGTGCAGTATCTAATGCAGTTGTTATTCCGAATCCTCGTCTAACATCTTGTTTTGGATTAGGCCCATCGGGTGTATCATTATAATCTGCAACGGTTAATTTTCTTGGGTCATTGAAACCTCTTTCAACTGACCTACTAACCTGTTCATCGGTTACAGTTTCTTTATAACCTTTTTGTGGAATACCTGCTGACGTTCCAAGAATGATAGGGTCTTGTTTTAAATCACCATCTCTGTAATATCCAAATACTGTACAACCTTCTATAAGTCCATGTTGAGTTCCTATACCCGAGAGTCCAGCTGCAGTTGTAGGCAGAATTACTTGACACCAAGGTAAGTCGGGTGTTGCAATCCATTGTTTATTATCAGTGTGGATTCCATGTATACGTACACGTACTCGACCTATCTTTAAAGGGTCTTGTCTATCTTCAACTATACCATAAAAGTAATCCATTATATCTCCTTCGGTGATTTATCACTATCTGCTAAACCTGGCGCATCCACAACCTTCATTGTGTAACTTTCTTTTGCACACTCTAAATGCATTACCCCTGTTGCAGTACCTATGTCTATGTTGCAACTAAGGTCGGTTATTAGATATCTATCATCATTCAACGTGTCACTAACGTTACCATCTATTGTTTCTGCATTTGGAATGTTTAATTTAATAACTGTCCCTACTGAGATATCTGTTCTTAATGGTATCGTTACAATTATTTTATGTTGTTCTAAAATTTCTAGTAAAGCACTTCTTTCTAATCTTGCATTGTCTTTGTTTTTACTTCCACTAAAAATTTCATCGGTTGAAATATCATCTGCATTATCAAAGGAGTGGTTTGACGTGTATCCATATTCCACTTTAGTTTCAAATGCTTTGTTCATTGCAAGGTCTACATCAAGTTCAATTATACTTGGTGCTTCCCTTTCGTCCATCTGATTGTTAGCAGATAACATAACTTCTTCATCATCTGTTATTATCAATGGAAAGCCTGAGACATGTTTCTGACCTTTAGACATTGATTCTTGATAATCGTAAATAATGTCTTCTTCTAGTTTTCTAACTGGGTCATATATTTTCATAGATGAACCATATGCACCACCAATCAATCCAGCAAGTGTATCAAACTCTTGGGGTTTATAGTAATTGAGTATAACACTATTGAGACCGCCTGGAGCATTCAAATCAGTTTGGTCTGTTTCCAAATTACTCTGAGTCGGTTTAAAGGTAAACTCAATTGGGAATTCTCTTTGCATCATTCCTTCTACTGAACCAAATCTAAATCCACCATTAAGAGTCTGATAGAAAAACATTGAGTTTTTCCATCCTTCACTTACTTCTGAGTTTGCAGTGTTGACAACGTAATCCATAAATCTATTCACTGACCAATTGGGACAAATGAATTGATGATTTGTTGTTTCAGTACCTTCCCATAAATCAAATTCTTCGGGTTGGAAGTTTGCTTCGTCTAATAATGCATCCTGTAACATTTGACCTTTAGAACCTCTGAAAACTCTACTAAGTCTTTTCTTATTAACATAGAATTGTCTAGGGTCAACAAATTTTACTACATAAGACATAGTAGACTCTTTGGGTCTTTGAGTGTTTTCTACTTTGTATATTCTGAAAGTCTTATCAATAGTAAACTCTTTTGCAGCTTCTTCATCAAATCCTTCTTTTTGTTTTACAGATATACGAATAAACTCTTGTCCAGTAAAACGATAATTTTTAAGTAATCCTACCCCATCGATAAATGATGCTTGGCCCGAACAGAATTTACTGAAGATTGATTCATATAAAGTTATACCAATACATACAGCATCAACCACGACTGTCTCACCGTGTTGATTTATAATTGTAAGTGCTTCGATGGAAAAACCACCAGCAGTAAAATTGCCTTGGGCCATTATGAACTCATTATTCTATCAAACTCTTGCACTACTTTTCTTATGTACGTTGGTCTAATAATTTTTATTAATCTTTTCTTATCGTTTATATCAAACTCATCTTGCCATAGTGATACTGAAGTATATCCATTTTCAAAATGATTTTTTCTTAATCCGTTACTATCTTTATAATATGCAATACCATCTATTTGATTAACTGCATTTAGAATTGTGGAAGTCTTATTAGAGATATCACCAGTAATAGTATCTCCACCATCAAAACCTAGTTTACCTTCTACTCCAATTCTATTATATGTAGGTTGCACTTTAATGATGTGTGCTTCGTTACCATCGTTGGCCACAATCTTTTCCCCCAATAGAAACTTTGAAGTTTGGTCTATCATATCAGAGGTATTATTGAAAGTCAACCATTGGCCTGGGTATTTTTGTTTCAAATATATTTCAAATGTTTGTGTGTCTTTATGCCAATCATAATATGATTGCATTTGGTTAACTAATAACAGAGTCCAATGCAAGTCACCATTACCATAAAGCTTTGTTGCAACGACATCGGGTCTTTCACCATCTTCTAATTCGTAGTACTCATAATCAACAATACTGTTAACTGCATTTTGTTCTATTGTAGACTTTCTAAAGAAGTCTTTAATTGTAATCCATTTACCATTTGATAATTTATAATTGGTTGTAGGAAAGTTCTTGAAAAATTCATTTGCCATTATTAACCACCATCTCCACTAGACGCTGCATTCGTAGCTGCAACTGTTTCTGACCTTCTCATTGCAAGGGATTTATTACCACTACCGATAGTCTTATCTGCTTTAGAAGATTTAGATATCTGTTGATAATTTTCTTGAGTGAGTATTTTAATTTCTGTAAATGATAAGGACATTGTTGAAGACACAGGGTATCCATCTTCAAATAATTTAGTTGAATGTTTAGCAGATACACTTGTACAAACCATAGGTAAGAAGTCATCAAACTGTTCTGCGATTGGGCCTTCCCAATATGCCTTAAAAATATTTGGATAGTTGAAGTAGTTCTCTACTGCAGTGTCCCCTTCTGCATTACTATATGTATCGGGTAACATTGCTGTTTTAAAAGCCCATATGATATCTTGAACTTCTTGTGATTCATATTTATTTCTAGGATAAAACTCGTAATCAAAACTAAAGTCTCTGAATCCTACTCCTTGAAACATTTGTTCTTCCATAGGATTCACTGCTCTTCCAGCAAGGAAATTACTTGAATCACCAACTATCATTGTTGCAAGAGAATCTAAACCTGTTTGTATTGCATTTTCTAATGCAGTTCCAACAGCCTGTAATGTTGACCCATCCATCTTACCATTGAAAGAATCTTTTATTTCTAATGCACTTCTAATACCTTTACCAACTCCAGTTGCTGAGTATTCTGCTTTAACATCATCTCCAACTTCACTTGGAACATATAATGCTATCTCTATGGTTTCAGATGATAGTAAGTTTTTATTGTTTTCTCCTTCTCTTGCAACCCTTGGTAATGTTTCAAAAATAATAAAATTTTCTACCCCATCCCCAATTGGATATTGTAACTCTCTCACCTTTGTTTCGGGGGAGGCCTTTGCATATTTTTTTGATTTCACTGATTGACGAGACTTTTCTAGACTTGCACGTCTATTGTTTAGTGTATTTTCAGCTTCTAATTTTTGTTGTGCTAATTTATCTGCAACACCACCAAGAGCAGACCCTTCAATGCCTTGGGTCACCATGTCTTTTAGGTCATAACCTGTTCCACTGATTTTTGCTTGTATTCCTTTAAGAGATTTAACTGCTTGTTTCCCTTGGTTTACTTTGTTTAGTATTTTGTTGATATTCGGCATTCAGAATCCCTATAAATAGTTCTTGTTAATTATGGTTACTGTTATTTATGGCATATTCGGGTAAGTTCAAACCAAAGAACTACAAAAAATACAAAGGAGACCCCACTAAAATCTATTATAGGTCTTTATGGGAGCGTAGATTTATGGTTTACT